AGATAAATGGTAGAACTCTGCGTCAACAACTCTCAAAACTAGTTAAGAGTAGAGAGTATCAAGAGCTTCCCGCGCAGTCCAATAGCGACATTGGAGAGAAGTCACCTCGTATCAGAGCAATCAACGGGTGGCTCAAAGCCTACCGAGCGAAAGCTAAGGAGGAGATGTTACAACAGTTCCCAGACTTACAACAATCTGTAGACCAACTAATCCAACAAAAGCATCAATATAGACTGCTCCAATAAAATGAACTCCCCACATTTAACCCCCGCCGTAGGGGTCACAGGACTCCTCGGCACTTTAACCCTCGAAAGTATTAACACTACGGTAGCCATAGCGGTGGGTCTCCTGACCCTCGTTTGGTTAACAATTAAAATCTTTAAGGAATTTACCGATGAGTGAAAAAACCGACAAACTACAGGTGCTCCAAGATATGCTCATCAACGAGTTTATCGAGCGCATCCAAGCAGGCGCAGCGACGCCTAGTGACCTCAATGCAGCCCGTCAGTTACTCAAAGACAACGGAATCCACGCACAGGTCACCAACGAAAACCCACTAGGTAACCTTGTAGATATGTTGCCGTTCCGAGACGACGCTGAGAACATCGTACTTGCAGCAAATGAGAAACTATAAGAAAGAATACGAAAACTACCATTCCAAGCCTGAGCAACGAGCTCGGCGCAGTAGTCGAAACAAAGCGCGACGCCTCGCTGTCAAGAAGTACGGCAAGGTAGCCCTCAAGGGTAAAGATGTTGACCACAAAGACCGCAATCCACACAATAACAGTCGGAGTAACCTGCGGATTCAGAGTAAGTCAACTAATCGTTCCCGCAATAAATAATGGAAGAACTCAAAGACTTTAGGAACTTTTTGTTCCTTATCTGGAAGCACCTAAACCTCCCAGAACCAACAGCCATCCAGTATGAGATTGCTGACTTTATGCAGCACGGCCCCAAGCGGGGTATCATCGAGGGTTTCCGTGGTGTTGGTAAGTCTTGGATTTGTTCGGCTTTTGTGGTTCACCAGTTGTTCCTCGACCCTACTAAGAACATCTTGGTGGTCTCTGCTAGTAAGACCCGTGCTGATGACTTCAGTACCTTTACACTTAGGCTTATCCACGAAATACCGTTTCTTTCACACCTAAAACCGACTGATAAGCAGCGGTTCTCAAAAATTAGTTTCGACGTCGGGCCTGCGCCCGCGTCTCACGCTCCGTCGGTCAAATCGCTGGGTATAACCAGTCAGCTAACAGGGTCTCGTGCTGACATCATTGTTGGGGATGACATTGAGGTTCCAACAAACTCAGCTACGCAGACCATGCGAGAGAAGTTGAGCGAACAGGTCAAGGAGTTCGACGCCATCCTCAAGCCTCTCGATGACGCTAAGATTCTTTTCCTAGGTACTCCTCAGTGTGAGGACAGTATCTACAATAAGCTACAAGAACGTGACTACAGAGCCCGTATATGGCCTGCTAAATATGTCACCCCCCAGACGAACGAAAAGGGCTATAACAGTACCGTGAGTGGTCTCTGCGTGGACGCTGAGAAAGAGAACAAGTCCACAGAGCCCATTCGGTTCTCCGATATTGACCTGTTGGAACGAGAGATGTCCTATGGTCGCTCAGGGTTTGCCATGCAGTTCATGCTGGATACACGCCTCAGTGACGCCGATAGACACCCCTTGAAGCTCAATGACCTCATCGTAATGGACATAGACCGAGAGGTCGCCCCAGAGAAGCTGGTGTGGGCTCAGGCTCCAGACCTAGTGTGGGATGGGAGTGTACCCAATGTGGGATTTAGTGGAGACAGATATTATCGACCCTTTCAGGCTGTTGGTGACCATATACCTTTTACTGGCTCAGTGTTAGCTATTGACCCTAGTGGTCGTGGTAAGGACGAGACGGGATACGCAGTGGTCAAGATGCTCAACGGTATGTTGTTCGTCCCAGAAGCTGGGGGTTTACAAGGAGGGTACAGCGAGGAAACCCTGAAGTCCCTCGCAATGATTGCTAAGACCCATCAGGTCAACTACGTAATCACTGAGTCTAACTTTGGTGACGGTATGTTCACTGAAATCTTCAAACCTATCCTTGGTAAAGTACATCCTTGTTCGATTGAAGAAGTCAGACACAATATCCAGAAAGAAAAGCGGATTATTGACACCCTAGAACCCATAATGAACCAACATAGGCTCATTGTTAGCCCAGAGGTCATTAGGAAAGACTTTGAGACAGCCCAAGGTTACCCACCTGAGCTACAACTACGTTACCAACTGATGTACCAAATGTCCCGTATAACAAGGGATAGAGGTGCTATTACACATGATGACCGCCTTGATGCACTAAGTATTGGGGTGAACTACTGGGTCGAACAAATGGCTCAGGATATGGACACTAAAATTAAAGATAGAAAGGCAGAACTCATCAACGAGGAGCTACAAAAGTTCTCTGATGCCTATTACAGGCGTTCTAAGGGGTCAAATAGCTCGTTAAGTTGGGTTTGAATGGTATGACCCCCTTAGAACAAGCAAGAGCCATATTGGGCGAATATTACAAGAATTATGTCGTCATTGTTCAGGACTATGACAACCCTACGTCCTATGATGTAACATTTAGTGACCCCTACGCAGCTATGGGTCTCCTAGATTGTGCGAACAACTACCATCAAACATACCTAAATGTGGAAAGTAACCTTGTTGAAGAGGAATGGGTGTGGGAAGATGACGATGGAGAAGAAGATTAAGGACTAATATGGGGGAGTCCCTACTTATAGTTAACTAATAGTTAAACTATAGTCCTATAGTTAGACTTATATAGGGTATATATATGTAAATATATAGGTAAATAACTAAGAGTTACTATGAGTTAACCTTGGTTACACCACAGGTAATCTTAATGTACACCAAAGGTACGTCAAGCTTAATGTTTTGTTGACCTGTTTAATTGATGTTTGACACAACCCTAGTGGCTCCCAGTATATCTTTTATACATCTGTATTGTGTATGTGTGTGATGTGTGCCTCCCACTGGGTTAACTCTCGGTGGGGGGCCTTATTGTTTATAGGGGTAACCCTAGGTTTTGGTGCAAAAATGTGAGAGGGTATATACGATGAGTGTCGCGCTCATTCCCCCCTAGCACCCCCTAAATGTCAGCAAATTGTCACCAAAGGACTATCATTGCCCGCGTTTACTGACTTCGCAACGGATTAAATATCCGATTCGCTTTGTTCTAGGCCGTTACTCACTGCAAACCCAGCGCGTCAGTGCGTGCTTATTTTTGTGTGCATGCGTTTTTTCTCGCCAATGGTTACACTTTGTCTACCTTAACGTTTCTTAAAAATTTTTATCCGTTCGCTTCGCTCTCTCTCGTCCCTTCAGGACTCACCTATTAAACACCTGTAGCTAACCAGACGTACCTAGGTAATCCAAAAGCAACTGGCTGGCTACCGCCATGTAACGCGCGTCCCAAGGTTTTCTTGGCTGCGCCTTTAATAAAAAAACCTTGTGACTTTCGTCGTTCTCTTATCATCAATAAATACACAATAAATATGAATAACACAAAACCAGCAATACTCATCGCCTACACGGGCGAAATCCCTACTCACATCGAAGCTGTCCTAGTACCCAAAGATTGGGACGGCGACGTAAATTCGCTACCATTTTCGGTGGCTTCTAACCACATCATAACTGATTCACTCGTACGAGTTAACCCAGCTATTCTCTCATACTAATCACCTAACACACACATACTATGCAAATCACACAAACAGCGTTCAAAGCGTTAACAAAAGACGTAAACATAGATTTACTATATGTAGCCATTGCACCCTTCGTAAACTATTCGGAATACTGCGAAAACGCACAAACAAATTCTTTCACAGCGGTGTACCTCTTAAATGGAGATGTAGCGCCACTTAAAGATTGTTGGGCTATAACACTCGAACATATCCCCAACAACATAGAAAAGCTTACCTTAAATGGTGAGTTAAAATTCTTCATAAGACATGAAGATGCAGACAGCAGTAATCAACCCAGTGAAACCGCTAGTTTCTTGTACCGTGCAGGCATCCTG